ATAGTCCTATGTTTTATATTTCCGGAATGGAGGTTCTGGGTGCTTTTCTGTTTGGTAGGTTTCTTTTTGATTTCCGAAGTGCAAACGTTATCCATGCGGTTCAAACAGAAACAGGATGAAATGATATTCGAAATCTTGGAGTCAACAAACAAAAGATGTGACAATATGATCGTCGATAAAGACACATTGCGAGATATTGTCATGACAGCCTTAAATCAAATTATGGGAGAGGCCCGGAAAAGAGGCAAATTGAATTAATGAGCGACCTAAACACATTCTGCAACGAACTGGACCGGGATTTTGCGAAGATCTTAACCAAATCAAGAAAAGCTGTGGTGAAAGTCGCCTTCGATGGCCATAGAAACATCGCAACCGAAACCCCTTTTGACACCGGTTTGGCTACGGCATCTTGGCAGCTTGACTTAAACGGCACAAATGAAAATGTAGAAGATATTGAAGCTCTAAGCAAGCAAGCTGCAGAAGCCATAGCAGGCAAACATCGGGACAAACTGAAACAGTTCAAACTCGGGGATGTGATTCACATTTTCAATAATACTGAATATGTTTTAAGTCTGGAATTCGAAGGCTCATCCAAGCAAGCCCCCGCGGGCTGGGTAAGATCCGAGAAGATCCGAATGGAAAACAAATTAAATGAAGCATTTGGGGCGATAAGATGAGTTTCGAGGGAGAAAATGACACCTTAGAAGCGCGTATGAGAGCGCAGTGGGCACTTGTGCATAATGATATCCCGGTCATATACGACAACTCCCCTATCGCTCCGCCCACATCCGGAACATGGTTGCGGTTCGAAATTCATGGCGCCGATGGGAATATCTCAGGAATAGGCGGATCCAAAACCCAATATACCACGTACAACTTTATAAGCATAATCGTTTATGTCAAAAAAGGGACCGGAACGAAAACAGCGAAAGGCTATGCAGACGATGCGGCGGCCATCTTCCGGGGATGGATCACGGCGGGGTATAAGTTTAGGGCGCCTTGGGTCAAGGATCTTGGCGAGGCGTTGGGGTGGTATAGAGTAGCAATAACCATTCCATTTACCAGAGATGAAATATTTTCCTAAATGTAATGGCGACGGTTCATTTGGTTTATTCCTTTGTTTCAAATGATTTAATATCTATACGATCATCAAAAACCCATTTTTTAATATTGGCATCATAGTGAAATTCAAAGATGTCCTCGGGGAACTCTTTACCTATTGAGACATATATCTTGTCATTATGGGTTAGGCTTGCACTGTCATTATTGATAAAGCCCTGCAAGGCTTGATTGATAGGCGATACAGTTTTTGAATACAGTGATATTAAAGCGAAAAGGAGCGAAAAAAGGATTGCAAGGAGAATGAACATAATCGGCTTTTTAGATTTAAAATAAAACAATTCGATAAGCATCTAAACAACCTCCTGAATCTCAGGTTTCCCACAACAAACACAAATTTTTCCACCTTTAGTTCCATCAACGTACCGGTAATCGTGTCCATACATAGCACAATTTAATTCCTGGTGCATTTTACCTGCTTCAACTAGATCTTTAATCGCTTTTGTTATTTCGAGCATGATTTCAAAACCTCATCAGCCAATTATTCAATTTATTTAGAGATGGCTTATGCATCTTTTTCCAAATGATGATAGTGAGTTTAGATATCTTACTGGAGAAGACAAGGAAAAATAACCCTAACAACATAGTGTCAAGTACTGTCCATGCTCTTTCAGCCACAAATAAATCCATAGGAAACAGCATACCAAAACCATAACCTTTTGTCAAGGAAATTCAGAGAATAGGGGGCAAGATCATGGCCACAATGACCTGGGGGGAATTTAAGATACTCGTTGACAAGGAACTCAAGGAGAAGGGCCGGGATGATAGTACAGAAATTGACCATATCGATATAACCGACCCGCAGCATAATGACGGGAAATTTCAATATCATTTCCCACAGGTAGCCACTAATGAAGAAGGCATGGCAGTTTATCAATAACGGAGAAAAGAAAATGAACACAGAATCACTACCAAAAGCAGTCTACATCCAACCGACAACAGCCTGTAACGGCTATTGTTCCATATGCCCGCACGACAAAATGTTCAAGAAGTTTGGCCGTCAGACAATGCCGACCGAACTCTTTGAGAAGATCATGGCTGATCTAAAAGCCTGCGGATATACCGGGATCATAGGCATATTCCTTCAATGCGAACCACTCTTAGATGATCGGATATTTGACCTCATTGAACTTGCCAAATTCGAAACCAAAGCCAGCGTTGAAATATCGACTAATGGCAGGTTGATCAAGAAGCATTTCACCTGGCTTGTCAATTCATCCCTGGACCGGATCTATTTCAATTATGGCGCGGTTAAATTCGGCAGGGCCCCTAAGTCGGTCATATGGGACGTGAACCAGTTGGCGAAATACAAGAAGGTCATTATCAACTATCCACGGTTGGATAATGAGGATATTTCGGGTCTCTTTCCCGGGTTAAGGGTTGATACCTTCTGGGCGTCGAACCGGGGGGGCCTTGTAAGGACTGTCAAGCATGAGAAGAAGACCAGATTCACCGACTGTCTGGCTCAAGCCCAACAGTTAAACATAGCGGCCAATGGTGACGTAATCCTATGCTGTAATGATTTCACTCGGATTAACCGGTTCGGGAATGCTGCAAAAGGGAATGTGATTGATCTTTGGCGCGAGATCCCTCGGCACTTCGATTACGCTATTTGCCGCCGGTGTTTGTAAACATCCTCTTAGTCACTCAAGACAAAAGCGGTTTTCATAATGATGAATAACCCCAAACAGTTTTGGAATGAAATGGCGCAAAGGGAAGACTGGCGAAACCATATTCTTCCCAGGAAGAGCGACTTAGATTTTGACTTTGAGGGATGGGTTGAAGCTCAAAGATTGATGTATTTCTTTGATAGCAACAGCATAGTAATTGATTATGGATGTGGGATTGGCAGGGTTTTACGTTATATATCCCAGAGGGCGAAACATGCAATCGGTCTTGATATCTGTGATTTATTTATTGGAAGGGCCAGGGAATATGCCGGTGATGAAGTAGGGCTTGCGTTGTCAGATGAATTTGAAGAAGAGAATATAGCCGATTTCGTTTATTCGCTGATGGTTTTACAGCACAATAACTTAGAGAATCAGAAGAAGATTATGGAGCATATCTTTAAGATTCTCAAGCCAGGAGGGACAGCTCTTGTCAGTTTTCCAAGACATGAAAGCACTTACTACACTGAAAATCCAGGGTTGCATAAATTTAAGAAAACAGAAGTTGACGCCTTTGGAGAGATGTTTCAATCATATCGTATTATTGAAGGACAGTTACCCAATTATGAGAATCCGATTGATAATATGAATCACGAATATTTCTTGATAGCGATCAAATGAAAGGATTGAATGAAAATCCTCTTAGCGACATACTCACTCTCTGAACGGGCCGGATCCGAAACATTCGTAATGACCATGCACGACCGGCTGTCAAAAGATCATGATGTCGATGTCTATGTATCCAGTAAGGGAAAAAACACGTTAATCGATGCCGGATCCGACCCAAACAAACACTACGACCTTGCTCTAATCAACCACAACGTCTGCCTAAATGAATTAAGGGCCTGGCATATAGCCAAGCGGGTCTTTACCTCACACGGTCCAAGTCCGGCTTTGGAGCAACCTATTCCGGGCGCCGATGTTTATGTTTCCGTGTCTGAGGAAGTGCAAAAGAACCTGCAGGCGAAAGGGTTTGAATCCAGGGTTATCCGGAATCCCATAAATACCGATCATTTCGGCTTGAGCCCTGTGAATGGGCAATTAAAGAATATCCTGTTTCTGTTCAATCATGCTTTCAAGCCTCATATAAGCCCACTTGAGAAAGTTAAGAAGGCCTGCGCGGGGTATGAGTTCGATATCCTGTCAGACTTCCGGCCGGATGTCCAGGAAGCCATATCATGGGCGGATCTGGTTATCAGTGCCGGCCGGGGCTGCTACGAGGCTATGTCATGTGGCAAAAACGTGATGATTGTCAATCGGCCGTGGTTTGACGGTATGGTGACACAAGAGAATATCTTTGAACTGAGAAAGAATAATTGCTCGGGGCGCCGGTTTGATCTTCCCGGGACGGTTGAGGATATCAAGGGGGAGTTTAGGAAGTATGACCCGGGCCGGAACATGAGGCCGTACATCTTAGCGCACAATAATGTTGATGTGATCGTGGGTGAATATTTGAGATTGTAGAAAAAGCGGGGCAAACTAATCAAGAATCGTGCCAAAACGGGGAAAAATGACCTATAAAGTCCACGAAACAGCCAAATCCCTAAAGGCCCTAAAGCGGGCCATGAAATCATCCGACCGGGTAGCCTATACCCGCTTTGGCGATAACGATGTGATCATGATGCAAGAAGATCCGGTCCAGGAGATTCGCGGGAACAATCTCACGAAATGGTCCGAGGGCCTGCGTGATGAACTCCGGGCATCGATCAATATCAAGGACCCCCATTACCTGGTAGCCGTCTCCCTGGACTACAAAGTTGAAAAGGGTATGGCGGAGGGCCTGTTTGCGCCGTTCGGATATAAAGACGAATTGATAGAACGATTAGGCGAAGTCCTCAAGACAGGGGAAACCTCCTTTTACAACCCGGTCCTTTTCCACTATCTGGCATGTTTCAAAGCCCAGAAGCTCAAAAATTTCATTGCCGAATTTATCAGGCCAAAGAAAAAGATGTTTATCGGCAATTGCGACCAGGCCAATATGGAATTGATGTTCGGGCCGATTGATCACTATGTTGAAACCCCTGCAAAGAACGCTTATTCCAAAATAGACAAATGGTGGCCGAAAGTTCTGGAACATATCGACTCTGTTGACATCGTTTTACCATGCGCTGGTCAAGCGACAAGGGCCATACAGGGACGTATCTGGAAAATGGGGGTCAAGGTCCACAGTATCGATATGGGGAGCGTGGTGGACGCCATGGACGGTCAGACAACCCGAACTTGGCTGCAAACCAAGGGGCAGGAAGTCCGGAACTTCTTTGACGACACCCTGAAGATGGACATGGTTATTCCCTACCGCCCGGGGAACCTCGGCGCGGCGTATAACGAGGCCATGGCCAAGGCCGACGATTGGGTATTATTTCTTGATGACGATTTTTTGCTTTTGAATCCAAAGAAGTATGACATCTGCATTGACGCAATAAGGCAAGTGGGTCATAAGGCCGGCTGGATCTCCGGGGTAACGAACCGGATTGGTTGTCCGGCCCAGAAAGTGAAATTCAAGGACATTCCAGACACGAACGATATTGAGGATCATATCAAAGTCAGCAACAACTTATGGGCGCAACATGGCGGGACCCTCCACAAGGCCACTGATTCAAAGATACCGTTTTCAGGGTTTTTCATTTTGACACATAAAGAGGCCTGGCAGAAGGTGGGCGGGTTCGGCGACGGGTTCTATGGGGTAGACAATGACTATTATCACAAGCTGATGCTTGCCGGGTATGACTCCTATATTCTCCCAGGCCTGTACGGGTATCACATGTATAATGCCAAGAAACTCTATAATATCGGGGTGGATGTGGCCGCGATGAAGAAAACGAACCTGAAATTGGTTGAAAAGAAGGCCAAGGAGATCAAGAAGGGTACCGTCTCCGTGATCATGATGGTCAAGGATGAGGAGAAGAATTTGCCCCGGTGCTTTGATTCCCTCAAAGGCCTGTATGATGAACTGGTTGTCGTTGACACTGGTTCGACTGATAAGACCATGGAGATGTGCAAGGAGCACGGCGCTAAACTCTATGAGCACCCCTGGAAGGACTTTTCGACTCATAGAAATCAATCGGTTGATTATGCTTCAGGTGAATGGCTGTTTCAGATGGACGCAGATGAGGAATTGATATGGGATAAGATCACGCCCGAAGAATTCCGGGAATATCTATTCTCTCAGCCTGAAGATGTGGCAAGAATCACGTTCGGTATGGAAGATATGCGGGGTGGGCGGAAAGCTCACATCCTGGAAGTTGAACGCTGTTTCCGGAATGGGAAAGTCGTCTATCAGAAAGGCGCTCATAATATACCGGTTGTCACAGGGAAAACGGTCGAATGTGAAACGCTCTTCTTTAAACATTATGGATATGATCTCACAGAAGAGGAAAGGGAAGCCAAGGGCGAAAGGACCATCCCCCTCCTGAAAAAGAGGCTCAAGGAAAACCCCGCTGACTATGACGTTTATTTCTACCTCTGCGAAATGTACCAGGGCCTGGGCCAGGACATGGAGGCCATGGAGAACGGCGATAAATACATCAAGTTCAAGCCGTTCATGGGGCCAAAATTCAATCCAACTGTTTATTATACAATGGCAAACATCAATATCAGGCTGGAACGATGGGACAGGGCAAGGCAGATTATAGTCATGGGCCTGAAAGACGACCCCCAGGACCTCGATTTGAATTTGGTCCTTTGTCAGTTTGGCGTGATGTTGAATGATGCTGATTTGGTTATCCAGGGGGCGCGGCAGTTTCTCAATACTTATGACGCCTATGAGAAAGGGGATATCAAGCGGGGAAACAAGATGATATTCGGGTTTAATCCGGATACCCTTGCTTACTGTCATTATCAGCTTTCAGCCGCTTACCTTCAGGCCGGTTTGCACGTTATGAAAAAGCTTGGATCGGTTTTGCCAGGGGCTACTGAACAATTGCAGGCAGATCTAAAGAAAGATTGCAAGGCTCGGCTGGCTCCTGTTGGCCTTTATGACGCTGCTATGGATCAACTTGGGGAGAAAAGCCTAGATGAAAAGAAAATTGACCATGCAGGAGCGTAAAGTAAATATACGAGAACCCCTTCAATTAAACCAGAATAATATTTTAGAAAATGAAGTCCTTGAGTGGATTGATGGCCCTTGCAGTACGGAATGTCCTGAATGTTCAACATATCACGCATTAGGGTCTGATTGCCCTTCATGTGGGATTTCTTCAAGGATTTAGGAGAAAAAATGCAAAGATACCCGCCGTAAAATAAAGTTTTTCCTTGACATATACTCATGATTTTGCTATAAATAACGAAGCTGCAAAGAGCGTGAACTCAATGCAGCTTCTCCCCACAAACCCATATAACAGAGGATATGGCGATCATGGCTGAATCAATTGTAAATCCACATCAGGTTGAAAGTCAAGTCAAATGGTGTCCGAGATGCGAAACCGAAAAATCAATAACTGATTTCCCAAAAAACAAGAGCAGGAAAGAAGGTGTGGGAGGTTGGTGTAAGAAATGTGACGGGAAAGCAACAAAAAAATATATACTAAACAATAAAGAGAAAGTGGTTGCGAGTAAAAAACGACATTATCAAGAAAATAAGGAAGAGATAAGACAATATAATGAAGCAAACAAAGAATGGAGGTCACAATATAATAAAGAGCGTTATTATAAAAACAGGGACCGAGAATTAGAGAGGGGAAAGATTTATTACAGGAAAAATAAAGACCAAATTGCAGCACGTCTTAAACCATATAACAGACAATACCTTCAGGATCATAAAGATGAAAGGGCGGCTTATAGTAAGAAATACCGACAAAGTAAGCAGGGTAGGCGAGCGATGGGGAGGGCATATCACAAATATCGTGCTTTAAAGTTAAATGCAAAAAGCGAGGCCTTCGCCCCCGACGAAATATTCGAAAGAGACGGTTACATTTGTCAATTATGTGGCAGAAAAACACGACCGGATTATAAAAATTACAATCATTCCCTATACCCAAATCTTGATCACATAGTACCACTAAGCAGGAGAGGTGCAAACACAAGAAAAAATACTCAATGTCTATGCCATCAATGTAATGTACGGAAATATAATAATGGAAAGGGGGACCAATTAAGAATGTTCGGTTAATCTAAATCTAATATTTAAGGTAGAAGTTTAAAGGGAGGCTAAACATTAGCGCTCCCTTTTTGTTTATGGTGTTGTTAAATGGCGCGGGGACCGCCTATCAACCAATAACTTTTAATTGTATAGGAGGTCCTTATCATGAGTGATAGCAATAGATGCCAGGTATACGGCCTGGAAGAAGTGGACTGGGGAGACACCCCAGCATCCCCACTTGTAGCCTTACGTTTCACAAGCGAAAGTCTGAAGTACAACATCAACAAGACACCATCGGATGAAATCAGGTCAGACGGTCAGATTGACGATGCAACCCCATTGAGCGCATCCCCCGGAGGCGGGATCAATGGGAACTTGTCATACGGCGAGATTGACGTATACATGAAATCCGCCCTGTTTAGCGCGGGTTGGTCAACTCCTATTGCCGGTGCAGGCACTATCAATTGTGACGCCACACAAAACGCCCTTGTCTCCGCAACTGAGACCATGAATACGAACGTCCATGCCGGTCAGTGGATTTTAATTGGCGCTTGTTCTGAGACGGCAAATAATGACTATGCCCTCGTAACGGCTGCAACAACTACGCATTTGGTTCTCGCTGGAGGCCTTACCCTTACAACGGCGGCCGCCGAAGCAATGACTTTTGAAAGCGCCGGTATGATCCGGAACGGCACGACCGAAACCAGTTTCACCCTTGAGCGTTACCATGCCGATCAAACGCAGTATTTCAGCTATACCGGGATGGTTGTCAATCAGTTTACCCTTAATGTCAATTCAGCGGAGCGTATTAAGTGGGTGCTTGATTTTCTGGGCAAGGATGAAACGCTGGCACAGGCAACCGTTGGGACAGGAGACGCAACTGCAGCGGGAACAAATGATGAGATAAACGCTGCAACCAATATCGCAAACATTTTGGTAGGGAGCACCCTGGCCGATATTGCGTCTGGTGTGTACGTGAAATCGCTCACCCTTACGGCTGGTAAAAATGTCCGGGAAAAGGATGCCATCGGGTATCTGAACAATGTGGACCTTGGGAGTGGGACGTTCAATGCCACCGTTGCCGCTTCCATATACTTCTATGATGAAACGTATTACGACAAATATGTCGCTAACACTACAACCGGAATTTCGTTCCGGATGTTGGACAGCTCCAACAATGGCTACATTGTGACCATACATAAAGCCAAGATTCTGTCTGATTCAGGGCCAAATGTATCGGGTCAGAACTCCGACTGCATGGAAGATATCACGTACCAGGCAGTCAGGCACACAACCTATGATTGCATGTTGCAGATTGATCGTTTTGCGGCATAAACCAGTAACATAAAGTCAACCACCGGGCCGGGGGATAACACAAAATGCCCCCCCGCAATGAGGTCGAGCGAAGTCCCCGCGCCCGACCTTTTTTTGTGCCCTGGCCCGGTATCTTATAAATCAATTAATCAAATCGGGGACATCAACTTTAAACCTACGGGGAGAATAAGACTATGACAAAGAAAACAGAAGAAGAAAAGAAAGTTGTAAACATCTTTGATGCTTATGAGATCGATCTGGACAAGGAAGTTGACGGCATCGAAGAAGAGCTTGACTTGCTTCCTGGGAGTTTCATTACCATTGCCAGGTTTGGGAATCCCGAATGCTCTACAATGATGGAAAGGCTCATGAAGCCCCACCAAAATGCACTTCGCGCAAAACGAAAAATTCCAGACGAGATATCCGACAATATCATGAACAAAGTCCTTGCAGCAACGGTATGGAAAGGATGGAGAGGACCGGCATTTGTAGCCCGTGATGAGGAAACCGGCGAAACCGTACCTCTCACCTTTTCACCGAAAAATGCCCTGCAACTTTTGCGGATAAAAAGCCTGAAATTACTCAGGGATGAGATCGTGACAAAGGCAAGAGCTGAGGACGCTTTCAAAATCTTTCAGGATGAGGAGGCCGCCGATAACTTGGGGGAGTGATTCAACGCCATCTTAAAATTGATTTTTCTACATTGAGGTGGCTTGAAAAACTACAGGAAGAAGAGGGGATACCGATACCAGAATTACAACCCCCTCTTTTTCCTGATCTTGTTAAATATCTCAATGCCTTTTGGTTTCTGTCAGAGAGTAGGCCAAAATATATTGGAATGACGCAATTAATTGATGCGCCCATTCTGCCTTCTGAAATAGAGGCATATTTCCAACTTCATTATATCACCGATCTCGAAGAGCGCCTTGACTATATCCGATTCATAAAGGTGCTTGATCGATCTTACCTGAAACATCAAGCCGATAATAGACCGGATCCGGAAGATGAAGGCGATAACCAGGGGAAGCGTAAGAGGAACAAGTGATAATTGTGCTTGACATATAGGGTTGATTTTGCTATAAATAACGAAGCTGCAAAGAGCGTGAACTCAATGCAGCTTCTCCCCACAAACCCATATTCGGAGATATGACCTCATGGCTGAAGAAAGTATAAATCCAAATCAGGTCGAAAGTCAAGATTTAAAGCGATGTACTAAATGTAAAGCAGAACAATCCATATATAATTTTACGAAAGATAGTCATAAAAAGGATGGGCTTAGATCATGGTGTAAAAGTTGTACAGCAGAAGCGCATAAACTTTATTTCAATAAACACAGAGAAGAAAGACATGCGTATGCTAAACAATATCGGATAAAACATACAGAAGAACTTGCACAACGTCAAAGAGATCATTATTCAAGAAATAAGGCAAAAATACATGCAAGGCATAAAAAATACCGCAATAAAAATAAATATAAAATAGCCTTATACCACAAGCGGTATTCAAAAGAAAATAAAGATAAAATTGCAACAAAAGCAAAACAATATGCACAAACTGAACAAGGAAAATATGTTGCAAGAAACACATATTACAAGAGAAAGGCTGCAAAGTATAATGTAGATTATGAGGTCTTTGATCAAAAGGAAGTGTTTGAACGAGATGGTTACATTTGTCAACATTGTAGAAGAAAAACGAGACCAGATTTCAAAAATCAATATCATCCTCTTTACCCAAACCTCGACCACATAGTACCTATTAGCAAGGGTGGACCACATACGCGATTAAATACGCAATGCCTCTGTTACAAATGTAATCTTGAAAAAGGTAATACTAAAAAACGGGATCAGTTAAGGATGTTCGGTTAGCAATAATAAAGAATAAATTAATGTATCAATGGTAGGCGCTTTTTGTAGATGCGAAAGCGCCTTTTTTTATAGCAACTAATAGGTGGAATGGTATGGCAGTCCTTGACTTAACAGTTAACAGCCGTGGAATGATCAAAGGCTTTGGGGATGCGAAAGGCGCCAGTGCTGACTTTAAAAAAGGCGTAAAGCGCAATCTCACTAGTGTGGACGGGTATGCCAAAAAGACTACCGGGGCCTTTGATAAATTGAAATCCAGCATTTTTAGCGTCAAGGGTGCCATTGTTAGCCTTGGCGCTGGAATGCTTCTCAAGAAATCGTTGGATGAATTTGAAAAGTTTGAAACTGCTCTAACGGATATGGGAAAGGTTACTGAACGCAGTTTCCAGTTGATCAGAAAAGAGATAATGACGCTCCCTGCTGAATTGGGGAGCGCTACTCAGTTAATGAAGGGCTATTACAATGTTATTTCAGCGGGTGTCGAAGGGACTGCAAAACAGCTTGATACGTTAGTTGCATCGTCAAAGGCGGCAAAGGCGGCGCACATAGATCAAGGGCTTGCCATATCGGGACTGACAAGCGTTGTCGATGCCTATGAGGGGGCTGTAAAAAATGCAGCAGAAGCCGCCGACCTATTGTTCACGATTGAGAAACAGGGCAAAACAACCGTTGCAGAATTAATCCCATACATAGGACAGCTTTCATCTGCTTCCGTAGCGTTGGGTATATCTCAACAGGAATTAGGTGCGTCATTTGCTCAAATTACAAAGTTTTCCGGTGGCACATCCCTTGCGGCTACTCAGTATCTTTCAGTCTTAACCGGCCTAATGAAACCCACCAAAGACATGATTGCACTGTTCAAGGACTATGGAGGCACACAAGAAGCGATTCAAAAGTTAGGCTTCGAGGGAACCTTGCGGAAGATTCAAGAGGCGACCGGTGGATCTGCTGAAAAACTCTCAGCACTGTTGGGGCGTCAAGAGGCTTTGCTCGGGTTTCTCTCATTAGCAAAACAGGACTTTGCGGGGCTAACGACAAACGTAAAAGCCTTTAATGATAGCGCTGGGGCCATGGATAAGGCCTGGCAGGATTACCAGAAAACATGGGCATCAGTAAAGGAAACTTTCTACAACACAATCGGCAAATTTGCGATTGAGTTCGTTGAGGAAATGGCGCCAGATATGAAGAAGGGTCTTGAAGGCCTTTCTGATTGGATGTCAGACCATAAGGGTGAAATGGTTACGGGGTTTAAAGACATCGGAAATGCCGTAGGCACTCTATCAGAAGCTATTGGGGGAATTGTTTCCATTACATCGACATTTTCTGGCAGTGCTAAAAGTGCAATTTGGACAGGTATTGTAAGCCGTTTTCTTTTTGGCAGTATCCCATTAGCACGAACTGCATCCAATTATCTCATAATTGCAGGGGCTATTGATGGAGTCATTACAAGCCTCACTGGTATTCGTGTTTTAGATGCAAGTAAAAAAGGATATCTCGAATTTTGGGAACAATGGAAATCAGCGATAGAACAAGTTAGGGGGAATGTTACACAGTTTATTAAAGATTGGGGTAATCTCAAGATTAATTTATCTGATCCTGCATCATTCGGTAAAACATACAAAGCAATACAGAGGATAGTAAAAGGATATTATAATGTCGTCGAACCAGTCAAAATGACCAGGGAAGAACTTGAAAAAATCAACCAAATGGAAATCAGTGAGGGCATGAACTATTCCTATATGGTAATGAAACGGTTTCTGGTGGATGGTGATGATATTGCGGATAAGATCCAAACAATTAGGGAACAAATTGCAAAGGGTGGTGAAGCATTAGGAAAAACCAATAAGATTACAAGCACCTTTGGAGATACTGCAAAAAGTGTTTCCAAGCAAGTCAAAGAACTAGCCGCCGAAATCGCAGAAGCAAATGAAGAAATTGAGTCCGGTCTATATCAAAGCGATTGGGAAATGATCGGCGGCTATCAATTATTCGCAGGTTATGAACAAGCCGCAAGAGATTACGCCAATGCTTTTGAAGATGCCAACAGAACAGTCGAGGAAACCACGAAAGACGCCACAGAAAAAGTATGGACCCTATGGGATGAATCTCTAAACAGGGTTCAAATTGCCTTTGCAGACACCTTTTATGACGCTTTTAAAGTCAACCTAGATGGATCATTAAGCATCCTTGAAAGCTTCTTGAATAGTATGATTCGGATAGTATCCGAAAAGCTTGGATCGGTCGTCATGCAAGAGTTATTCGGCGTTGTCTCTGGCGCACAAGGCGGACTAACCGGAACAGGATCAGGCGGCGGGTATGGGAGTTTAATGGATTGGCTTGGCTTGGCTAAATCTGGTTATGAGTCATACTCTGGGAAAAGTCTAATCGGATCATTGTACGAAGCTGTAATGGGTCCAAGCTCCTCAACCGTTGGGGGCGCGACAATGAGCGGTGAGTTAATGGGATCAGGGTCCGGTGGGACTGGCACTAGTCTGTTTTCCGGTTCTACCATGTTCGGCTCTGGCATTGGTTCTGGCATTGGAACGACCGGTGCTGTGGGTGGCGGTACAATGGGAGGGGCTGGTACAGCAGGCGGGATGGGATCATTTGGCTCTACTGCGGGATCATCAGCCGGAGGCGCGGCAGCAGGGGGGATAGCGGCAGTAGCAATGGTAATATTTAGTCTGGTTGCTGCAAATATGCAGAAACAAGCCGGAGGCCCATCAAAATTAGGGACGGAATCTAGATTAGTACGATCAGATGATCCAAATCGGCTATTCACTGGTGAGATGTATAATGTTTTCACAACTCACGGTGAATGGGACGAGGCTCACGCAACCGAAGCCGCTGAACGTATCGCAGGAGACATGGCAGAAACCATTGATGTCTATAACTTGATGTTCGCCAGCGTCAATGAAGCGGCGCAAGCAGAGATCAATGCTGCAATGGATAAGCTGGACATCGAAAACATGGAATTTAATTTTGCTCAATGGGCGATGGAAGGTGGACCCATTACAGGATATGTCCAGAGAAATACTCCAAATGAAATCGCTACGTCCGAGTGGAAAACGATAGAAGATATTTTAGGATCTACGCAAACAGGCGAAGACGGAATGGATCGATTTCCGGCATTTGATGACGCTATGAAAACAGCGATTGTAAGTGCATTTGAAGAAGGCGGGAACCTCGCTGGTGAAGAACTTGCGAAGATAATGGGGGTTAAGTTTGAAACCTTAGAAAAAGCATTCGCCACTGAAACTGGACATGGCCTAAAAGAATTCATCGAAAAAATGCGGCAGGCGTATATAGGGGGATCTGAAGTCGTTGGTGCCGGAGAAGGGTATAAAACAATTCCTGAAGGTTTCCAGAAAGTATTTGGTGATATTTTCGAAAAGCACATCTCTGAAGCACTGGAAAATATCAAAGCCGGTGAAGTATTCGGAATGATGACCGATGAGATCCAAGCAGCGGTTGAATCCTTGGATGTTGATATGTTCATCAACGACATCAACCAATTTAATGATGTGTTTACCGAGAACGTATTTCAGGTGGAACGGGCATCGGCAGTATGGGGGAGCCTGAATGCCTTTGTCGGGCGGGCCACTGATGAGATTACCGCTTATGAACGAGCAGCGACAAAGGCCCAAATCGAAGTCGCCGCATACACTCAAATGATGGCTGGTTTCGGTATGGAACTTTCCGAAGAAGATACGGCCAATAAACTCAAGGAGGTCAT